GAGTTTGAGGAGGCTGACGAGTTTGAGGAGGCTGACGAGCAAACTTTAGGGAATAGTTTTGGATTCATATCAGGCGATATTATAATCTTCACATCAGGCTCTTTTAATGATATATATTCGTTGATTTTGTCTAAAAGTTCATCCCCTGTATAATTAACAATATCGTTATCGTAATCACAGTTTAATACTAGATATTTTAGAGCCTTTGATTGTTTGAAAGTATCCGCAAACAGCACCGTTTTATACGTGGGTATTAAACTGCTAAATTGAGTTCCACAAGATAACACAATAAGGTCGCTATTGAGTAATAAATCACGTGTGGTATCTTCTAATACAGGTAATGCCAGTGACTCTAGGGACGCCAGTGACGCCAGTGACTCTAGGGACGCCAGCGACGCCAGAGGCTCGTCATTACCGACAAAGGATACATCTACGACCTTATCAGTAATGTCGTCAAAATCAACAATAGAAGCCTCGTCTAATAGCACCTTATTATTCGCTGTCACGCCATTTAATGTGAGGTTAGTATGCGAATTAACATAGATATTATTTTTTAATCCAAAGACTTTCTTAATAATATTACAGACTGTTATCATATTTGAATCATATTGATGTAATAAAGCGCAGTAAATCAGGTTCATATAATTAAAGTCGTCATAATGTATGCGGGTTGATTGTTCTAACGCAAAAAAATACTCGGTATTCTTAATCATGAAGCTCCTTATATCATCTGTGATATCCAGGTCGTTTATTAACTTCAACAAATGGATACTCGGGTCTTCTAGCGCATTCGCATTCGTAAATCTATAAGTTAGAAGTTTATAGGTATCGTTATTACCATATATCAGGTTGTATTCTAGTACTTGATTCTTCCTAAAGTCTGATATCCCTAAAGTGTTTTTAAATAATCTTCTTAAAACACCTGTAGATTTACCATCGTCATATCCATTAATTATTATATTTATACCAATATGCCTATTGATTTGATATAGCCCCCTTTGTATATTCTCGCTCCCAGAGCCTCCAGTAATTAATGTTATCTTCATTAAATATTATAATAATAGACATATATAGCCTTTAAGTCCTGAAATCCCTTAAGTAGCGTAAGCTGCGTAAGCGGTGCTAGAGTCAAAAAAATACATAGCTTCGCCCCATTTGTGTATTGTCATCGTAGTAAGCATACGCTTAAAATTGAATCTTCGCAAATATTCATCAACCTCTGTAATTAATGCTCCGTTTTTATAATGCTCTTTAGAATTAACCTCTAAATATATTACCTTTGCGTTCTTGATAGACTTGCTGGCTCCTTTTAACGCCAGCAGTTCGCCTCCGCAGATATTCAGTTTCCAAAAATTGTATTTAGAACCATCTAGAATATTTCTTTCAAAAAAAGTATCAATCGTCGTGCTCTTTTGACATAACCTATCTACGAATAGAACCTCGGGACTGTTAGGACTTTCTGGAATCGCCAACTCCGCCAACTCCGTAATCTCCGCCAACTCCGTAATCTCCGCTAGCTCTAAAATACTAGAATATTCCGTGTTATTCGCCACATTAAACCCAATGTCTTCATTGTCTTTGTCTGTTATAAGCGACAGGAATACGTTTGGAATCCCACGATTGGATGCTTTGGATACTTTATCGGGAAGAGCATCAATCCATACAATGTCTTCGGGTTTTACACCGAGATTGTTATACAATGTGTCTAATTCTTCGCATTCGTGGGCTCCTACATGAAAACACCCAGTGATATTTATTTTCATTGCGGTTAGCAGATTTTTAATCTCATACATCTCAATAATAGGCATTATATTTATTTATATTATATATTTGCCTGTTCTTAAATATATAGTATCCCTTCTCCCTTCTAGTTATTCTCTAGCAACCACTAACACCGCATTATCTATCCCATTACACGCTGATGGGATTTTTACGAATGTAAATAGACAATCCTTGTATCGGTCTTCCCATTCCTTAATTTTGCTCTCAAATAAATGTTCTTGAGAACCGAGTATATCCTCAATAATATAATACCCGTTAGGTTTCAATTTATGTATGCTATTTTCAAAAAAACACACGTTAGCATTAAACGTATGTAATCCATCTTCAATAATAATATCAAAGTCTTCTTGTAATTCAGGTTCGTCCCACAATTCCCTTATAATCGCTGGGTTCGTTTGGTCGCAATAGTACGTTTTGATTCTATCCGTATGAAACAAGATATCCCTATCAATATCGGCGCCATAGATGCTAGAGTTAGGGAAAAAGTCCGCCCATCCATAAAGAGACGCCCCTGGTCTCCCATCGGCACCCATATTAGATGGAATATTTATATTGTTTGTTCCTAAACCCAACTCAAAGACTCTCAACTGCTTCTCACGCAAATCCTTGAATATACTGTAATAAAGCGTGGTATAATTGTGCCAACTACACTCAATATTTTTGGAACCTTTATCGCTCCTATGCCCTCCCATTATTTCGCATAAAGGGGTGCTCGTCTTTTCATCAAATGTATAACGCATAATGTATCTGGGCTGTATACTACTCTATATCCTACTAGTATAACTCTATAAACTCTTTATATATAGCGAGTTTTCAACATTTTATATGTTATAGTAATATAGAATTATGAAAAAATCCAACGAGGCAATTTGTATTCGCAATACAGGAACTTGGGCGAATGTCAAACCAGAACATAAGTTTGACTCACCCAAGTTTAATCCAGCAATTGTTTTACAAGACCTTCCTATTTTATCGCCGAAGATATATGATATGATTAAAAGAATCAATGAGCTAGACGCAAGAGATATGGAGACCGACAATAAATACTATAAGCACATCATATACAGTGATATAGCAGGCGTCTTCGGGGCGAAGATGGTAGCCTCTTCGCTTATCGCAAATAACTTCTCGCTCGCCTACTCTAATAAGTTCGCCATAAGACAAGATATTCAAGACAAAAATAAGACATTCGGTCTTCTAACAACTTCCACGGTTTTCAAAAAACCGCTAACAGTCGGGTTAAAGAAAAAGATGATGCTCCGTATGAACGAGCGACCTTCTAATATCAATGGTGAAAATATACGAATCATCATATTAGACTCGGGGTATAAGGAGGGTCTTGACGTATTTGACGTCAAATACATGCATATCCTAGAACCCCTTGAGACGAAGGCGGAATATACGCAAGTCATCGGGCGAGGCACGCGATATTGCGGGCAATCAGGGCTTCCTTTTGTGCCTAATGTAGGATGGCCTCTATATATTTTTAGGTATAACATAAAATACGACAGCGACTCCACGATACACGACCTGTATATAAAGCATAGTAATAAGAATATAAGCGCCTTCAATTTCATTGCGGATATTGAGGCCATTATCATTGCGTCTGCCGTGGATACCCCGCTTACCGAGAACCTACATTTATTGAACGAAAAGAACAACCGTTTCTACGACTATATGATGGCGAAGCATAATATCAAGGTTGAAAAACCGAAGCGCAAGGATTTGATAGAGATTGTGAATAATATACGTGGGAAAATATACACAAACGATAGTATTATAGATTGTAAGAAGAAATGTAAAGGGCCGCTAGAGGATTTTCCGTCGGCGAATGCCCTCCTCATTATCGCAGCAGTTTTTACAATTGATAAATTAGGTACCAACGATGAAATTAAAACGAAGGGCAAAAAGTTATATATGGGAAGTATTAACAACAAGGTACAAAACTACGTAAGGGACGGTGAATTACTAAAACATTTGAACGAGGCGTTTCCTAAACCACATCTATGTAATGCCATAGATAAGAGCCAGAACTTTTGCGACGCTATTAATAAGCTCTGGATGAATCCTATTAACTTTCTTAAAATATTTGGAGACAAGATAATAGAAAATCTAGACCACTATAAAAAAGTTAAAAAGATTACCGATAGGAACTATACGGATGCTATGAAGTTTATTTTTGAATATAAAAGCAAATTGATATTGAAGAAGCCGAATTTTGAGCCTGTCCCGCCTAAAACCAAGCTGACAAACTATGAACTATACAAATATGTGGCGAAGCATTATGCGCCATATAAGTGGGACCACATAGATATTGTTAATAAATGCGTGGCGGAGGTTATAGAAGATGCTAGCGACGCCACAGGAGCAGGAGCAGGAGCAGGAGCAGGAGCCGTTGTAGTAAAAGAGAAGACCATGAAGAAGGATTATAATATCGTGAAGTTCTCAAATACACAGAGCTTCGTTCAAAAGTTCTTGACACCGCAATCGCCGTATAAAGGAATGCTATTATTCCACAGCGTCGGCTCTGGTAAAACTTGTACTGCTATTGCGACCGCCACGAATACCTTTGACAGAGAGGGATACAAGATATTATGGGTCACGAGACATACGCTAAAGGAGGATATTTGGAAGAATATGTTTGACAACATATGTAATATAATAATACAGGAGCGCCTTAATAATGGCGAGATATTACCATCAACGAAAGCAAAACGTATGGAGTTTTTAGGAAAGAATTGGCTACCGCCTATATCTTATAAGCAATTTACGAATCTTATTAAGGGCAAGAATAAATATTACAAGCAGATGGTCGCTTTAAATGGGAAGGAAGACCCTTTTAGGAAGACGCTTATTATCGTTGATGAGATACACAAGATATACAGCTCAACACTTTCAACATTGGAGAAGCCGAACCCCGAAGTTCTCCAGACAATGATACAGAACTCCTACAAGGTGTCTGGTGCCGATTCGCTTAAACTGCTCTTAATGACTGCTACGCCGATTACCGACGACCATATGAGTTCTGTTAAAATACTCAATTTATTATTAGAGAATTATGAAAGATTCCCTGAAGAGTTTGAGAGATTTAAGACGATGTACTGTAATGAGAACGGTTTATTTACAGAGAATGGTTCGCAGGAGTTTATGAATCGCGTTACGGGTTTGGTAAGTTATATAGATAGGTCTAATGACCGAAGTCAGTTCGCCTATCCCGTAATAAGGGATGTGCTACTAGAGGTCAATAAGAAACAGAAGAACTTAAGCGGATTGAATGAGATAGCAAAGAAAATACAGGAGTATGAAGACAAGTTGAATAACAAGGAAGTGAAACTACCCAAGGAGGAGATTAAGGAACTAAAGAGCGAGATTAAGAATATGAAGAAGGAGCAAAAGGACGCTAACAAGACGAAGAACGAACCAGGAGATATCATTGACTTTATAAATAACTGCTTTGTAAAGAAGCAGACGATGAAGAAGAAGGCGCGTGATGATATACACAGCTTTTAGGCGACTAGGCGGAAACGGGAGTAACGGTAGTAACGGGAGTAACGGTAGTAACGGGAGTAACGGGAGTAACGGTAGTAACGGTAGTAACGGTAGTGCGTTATAATCAATATAAGAATTATAGGAAAATATATATAGATATGTATATATTATTATATTCAATAGTTATATCAGCGTTTATTTTAGGCATTTATCAATATATTGATAGTATCAATAGGGATGTTGAATCACAACCTTATGATGTTAGCAAGGATTTATTTACGATTAATAACATTATGATATATATGGCTGTGGTATCCACAGTGTTCTTTACATTGTATATGACGTTTAGCGATGACCCTGATATATTCTCGTCTCTCGGTCTATATGATAATGATATTAATAGCGGATACGAAATAAAAAAAACTAGTGTTACTCCTAATGTTTTAAGGAATGCTACTGACCCTATGAAGATGGGATTTGAACCCTATAACAGTGGAGGTAGTGGGAGTGACGCGAGTGACGCGAGTGACGGCAGTGACGGCAGTGACGGAGGCGATGGAACTGACGCATCATCCGTGTTATCTAGTGAATGCTCGGTAGATAGCGAATAGATGGTCTTAAGGACTTAACTTTTTAGGCTGTCCTTTAGGCTGTCCTTTAGGCTGTCCTTAAGACTGTCCTTTAGGCTGTCCTTTAGGCTGTCCTTTAGGCTGTCCTTTAGGCTGTCCTTTCATTATTTTTCATAATAATATACATATATATTAGAAGAAATAAAATGGATTTTAGTAGAATAGATGATAAAGGTTATGTTGAACAGAAAATTAATGAAGCTTTAAATCATATTGGTGATTTTGAGTTTATAAAGCTTTCTATTGAATTAACATTGGAAAACATTGAAAATAATAAGGATGGAACCACTAACGATGAGAAAAGGCTTTTAAAACAGAATCGTTCAACATTTAAACTTGATATTGGACAAAAGGTTTTTTTTGAGAGAGAAAAGCCTAAATATGAAAATTTGCTTGGTTATATTGAAGAAAAACATAGTGATTGGAATGAAGAAATTGGATATATAAAAATTGTGTTAAAGATGTTTTCTAAAATAATTAAATATTTAGAAAACAAAGAAAATGAATACGAAACTAATTATGCTACTAAAAGCACTTCTAAAATGGGGTCTAGAAGCACTTCTAAAAGGGGTGCTAAATATGGTGGTAGTATAATAAGAAGATTACCAATCAAGCCTAAAGCCAAACCTGACAAGCCTAAAGCCAAGCCTAAAGCAAAACCAATCAAGCCTAAAGCCAAACCCATCAAGCCTAAAGCCAAACCTGTCAAGCCTAAAGCCAAACCTGTCAAGCCTAAAGCCAAACCTGTCAAGCCTAAAGCCAAACCTGTTAAGCCTGTCAAGCCTAAAGCCAAATAATTACTTGCTAGCCTTGCTGACTATTCTATCATAATAGAATCGTTTATTTAGCGAGTAATAGCAAGATGGTTTAAACTTCCTGCCAAACAAGCTATCACTCCTCAATAAATGCTCTAACTCCTCCTCGCTAATATTCTTATAATTTTTTAATTCTCTATCAGTCACATATTTATAATTCATATCCTCCCAATTCGCAAATGTCGTAGCTACTTCAGGTGGCGATTCATAGGAAGTTGTTATCAGTTCTTTATCTAATGACGCGGACGACGCGGACGACGACGACGCGGACGTATTATAAATATATGAAAGATAGGATATATAGCATAATTCATCAGGAGCATAAGTATCCTTGAACCATACCAGATAATTAGTCGTGGAATTTGCGCTTAATGTGGCATTCGCAGCATTCGTCAATAACTCCCCGTGCTTTCTATTAAGGATACACCATTGTGATGCCTTTTTAATATGGTGTTTAGGGATATATTTAAGGGCAACCTCGCAATCTGGGAAACAATCATCAGCTCCCGCAATATGGAAATAGGAATACCGAGTATCAAGGTAATTATATATGTAATTAAATGATTTTAACGGGATACACGCGCCCGACAAAAAGATAAAGTGTTTGTTATCTTTGTCCTTTAATGCTTCTCTAATGAGAATATTCTGCGCCTTCACGATAGATATGTCAGCATATTTAGTATCTATCGTCTTACTCTTCTTTATCTTGTATTCATTGAAAAAGTCCAAGGTATCGTCAGTTTTATAATGGATATAAATGTTATATCTAGATTTAGAGATTCCATTAAAGAAGTTGAACCAGATGTTTTCGTGATTAATCGCGTCGTATATTAAGAAAAGGAATGCTAGTTTATTCATTTATTTTTTTATAAATATATTACCGAAGTATATATTTATATAATAAAAATTAAAGGTGTTCACGCTGGGACTTGAACCCAGAATCTTCGCTTCATAAGAGCGACGCCCTAACCGATTAGGCCACGCGAACTATTTTGTAATGTGTTGAGGGTTATTTAGAACCCCCTACAAACTATATAATACGACTTATTCTTATATCATTTTATGAGGGTCTATATCTTACACCTTACACCCTTTACGGATTGGATTAATTTTTATAGCGAACTCATTGGTACTCATAGGTTCCAGTAGGTCGCTGTCTAACCGATTGGAAAATGCGTTAGATTTGTCGGGCATCTTTGTAATGCTACAGTTGTCAAATACTGGCGTCGTCTGGTAAATCATACCGATGTTCGCAGTCTCGCGAGCCGCTATGCTATTCTCAAAAGGCTTCTTCGTACTCATTTCAATATCAGCGGGGTCGGCGTTAATATTGACATTACCAGGATTCGGTGTGTATCCTGCGCTCATCATTATGCCCTCGCGTGTCCCATCAATCTCGGCATTCTCTTCTGCCGTCCTATCCATCTGCCTGAAGTCCGTCCCCGAACCCGCTATACCATACTCGTTGGTGTCTGACAGGAATTGCTTGTGGGTATTTTTCAGTTCTACATTCGCATTCAAATAGCCACCGAACAATCCGTCTAATATTCCTCCCAAGAACCCATACTCCGATTTTCCTTTTATCATCGTCTCTTTCATCGTAGTTTTAGCGACTAAATCAGGGTTATACAAGGTTACGCGATACGTCGCGCCACCAATGTTGCGGACGCTATCAACTTTCGGCAATGTCTGTCGTAGCGTCTTTTTAACATCATCGTCGTCAAACAATATATATCCCTCCCCTTTGTCACCCTTAATATTAGAGACGACCGAATCGTGAATCATCGTCTCCTTCACAGTGGTCTTTGCGGTGTCCGTCAATGCCGAATAGGTCTCCTTGTTCCCCGAGAGATTGAGTGCTTCGCTGTCATGGACTGTGGTTTCTTTGACGGTGGTCTTTGCTGCGTCCGTTATAGTTGAGTAGGTCTCCTTGTTCCCTGTAAGATTGGTTAGCTCACTGTCGTGTATTGTGGTTTCCTTTACGGTAGTTTTCATAATGTGATTATCGGGGTCATAGGTGGTCGCTTTGCTCGGTATCTGGATGCTCGGGTTGCCTACGCCACGCTCCGCCTCAACGGTATATTCTTTCATTGAATATTTAAGAGCGTCCATTATAGGCGCTACAATCGCTTTCACGATTGAGGTGACATTTGAGACTACTGTGCGTGTCTCCGTGAGATTACGCTCGTTGTCATAAACCATTATAGCGTTTTTCCCGTAGTCATTCTCTAGTCCTTGCCCTGGGGAGTTTTCTCCGTATTTAGCGGCTCCTTGGTAATCTATGTGAAACTCGGGGCGCGCCGTAGGTTTTATATTTTGCGCGGGTCTCTCCGCTTCTTTTGTGATTGATCCCATTGTTTTAAGCCACATATCGGGAGTTACCTCAAAGTTTGTATCAGGCCTATTTTTATTAAACGGTGTGATTACGCTCCGCTGTTCTGTACCTTTAGGTGGCGCTTGCATCGGTATTTCAAAATAGGTCTCCTTTTGATTTATTTTACTTCTCAAATCGTCTAACGTGCGGGGTTTGGCGTATTCTGCGGTATCCATTTGATGGAATCCGCCAGTGGGCGCTGCGTCAAACCCCTTATTGATACCAGGACCGACTCGTATTTTCTCTATGGGGAAGAAGTTATTGACACGGGACGAGTTATTGATACGAGACTTTAGAAAGTCGTCGTTGTTTTTCATCCCGCAAATGTTCCCACCCGAGTTCATTTCGGGTTTAAATAGGCAAGGTACCTCCTTTTTATTCTGCCAAAACTGGTTGTTCCCGGTTTTCGTATCAAAGACAGAGGACATATTCTCAATATTCGTATTTTGCGTTACGTTCTTCCGTAAGAAGGGTGTCATATTATTATGCGAGAAGTCACCCTTGTTAATCTTTTCGCCCGTTAAAGATGATACGTAGTCGTAACTGTTGTTATTATCACCACTAGCTGTAAGTCCGTCTCCCGAATCAATCCTAGCGAACATATCAGCGTAGGAGGGCTTCGCTACTATCCCCGTGTCATATGGAGATTTAGACTTCTCATATAATTTGTTGCTTCGCTTCTGCTCGTCTTCCTTCACCTTTTCCCAATATTTAGAACTATATATATTATTCATAGACGGGATGTCATTGCCAATGTCGTTAGAATATAAATCCATTATTAACCTCTAATGAATGAAGGAAAAAAAATAGTAAATATATTATCTATCGTAATATATATTGTAATAGATAATATAAGTATAAATGATATAAGGTTTTTTAGATATATTATACATATACCCATACCTAATACCGTATTACTTACTTACTATGAGTCTAGTGGAAATTGCTGATAATGAGAGAACCGATAAAAACACCGTACATTCGTATCTTCCGCTATACCAGGAGTTATTGAAGGGTAAGAAGGATACCGCTAAAAATGTGTTGGAGGTCGGTATCTATACGGGAGGCAGTATTAAATTGTGGAGTGACTTTTTCCCGAATGCCACTACGTACGGGTTGGATATTATAGCGGACTATCACATTTGGGATGAACTTAAAAACAAAGAGAGGATTAAATTATACACGTCCTATGATGCCTATGACGAAATTACATTTAAACTTAACTTTTTGTGTAAAGGTATAAAATTTGACTTTCTGCTTGACGATGGCCCTCATTCGCTTGAGAGTATGAAGCAGTTTATTAAATTATATTCGCAAATAATGACCGATGACGGTATCCTTATTATAGAGGACGTTCAATCGTATGATTGGATTAAAGTATTGAAAAATGAAGTTCCAGAACACTTAAAGAAGTATATTAAGGTATATGATTTGCGACAAAACAAGGGTCGCTATGACGATATTGTGTTTAGCATTGATAAGTTTAATGCCAGCGACGCCAGCGACTCTGGCTCCGTATCCGTCACCGTCTAGGCCTCCGCCTAATTCTTACATTTAACACTTGGGTACATTGTACCGTAAGCATACCCAGGTGAATATGATACATTATCTTTGGATTTATTTTTCCATTCATCCAAGTTATCTATTAACTTTGAGCTATTAGCCTTCGGGAAAAACACAGATTGGTCTTCGGGCATTTCTATACACGGGACGTGGTTATCCTTTGCGACCATCCTGTAATTCACGGGAACACGGTCAAATGCCTCAATTGCCCGTTCTTGCGGGTCAAAGCAAAGCCATTCCCAGCGATTGATTCCAGTCTCCTTTAAAGTACAGGGCGGATTTGAGAGACGGGTGTCTTCTCTCGGTATTATACACGAGCGGGGTTTATTGGCGCCTTTAATATTACATCCTGTCGGCTCATAGCGACCTGGCAGATATTCGTCGGCGTTACACTTTGTATTCTTGTAATTTAAACCGAGAAGTTCGCTAGAATCATCCACCGCCTTCTTCATACTACAGGTGTTTTGTCCGTAATTCTGGTATCTTAAAGCAGGGTCATTGGGGACATCTTGGAAACATTCCACACAATCATTATAGGGAGTCTCTAGGTGATACAAGCCAGGGCCAACAGCCCTCTTTAACTTCTCCTTATAACTGCAACTGTCATAATTCAACCTCGTATCTATATATTGGTTCATATCTAATAAAATAATATATTATTTTATACATAAATAAATAGATATGCTTATATTACCTTTATTTGCTAGTTATTTACAAATCGTTGATTCAGGGGGCGCGAGAGACGCGAGAGACGCGAGCGGTATGAGCGGTACCGAGAGGTTTAGTAACGAATATAATAACCTGTATGACAAAAACGGCGATATAATTGATAGTAATGGAAATGACGGGGTTAAATATGATATAATAAGTGCGCTGTATCTTATTATGAGAGGATACAATGCGAATTACTACTATAGATGGACTGTTATGGATAATGTATGTATTGTATTGCTATATATAGTAACCTTTATGATATCCGCTTTAGCAGCATATCTGTCTTTCAGTTGTACCTGGAAAGGTCTTGTAGATAATATATTTGTAAGATTATTATTCGCGTTCGTAGCATTCCTTCTTGGGCCATTCTATTTAATATGGTACATACTTGTAAATTACTTGGGTAACTTATGTTAAGGACTCGGGGACACGAGGTTCGGGACTCGGGGACTATATTAGGGTTTATGTAATAATATATAAAAATAATTACGATATCCAGCGGATTACTGGCATTTATTATAGTTGATGTGAGGGGGTAAGGGAACCTCGCGATACATTATAGATTGGCAAGCGGGTAGATGAAGCATAGTCGTGTCAATAGGAGCTGTCTTATCATTTTTAATTATCCCATCGTTCGTGGGTACATATTGATTCGTTCCGCACTTTGAGATAATTCGGGTCTGGCCTCTTAACTCACTGTCTAAATCCACGAGGTTCCCTTGGACGTGTGAAACAGCGGTTCCACCGACAAATCCAAGTTGGTGCCGGCATTTATCTATGTGCTCGTATCTATATGGCGAAAGTACATAGCTCAATGTAGTTACACTCTCCTGTAAATCCTGCTTGTAAGAACAAGTGTCGTATGTTGTTCTATTAAAACTCATATTATCTTCTATTATATAATATTTTTTTATTATATTTATTTTTTATTATACAGACATGTTCTTATTACGCCCGACCCAGTTACAATTCTTATTAAACTCGGCACGATGTATATAGGAGCGCGTATCTTCACCGCCGTTCGTCCATACCGGAACAATATTATTAGGGTCTTGGATGTCCTTCATAAAGTCTAATAGCGGTATGAAGTTATTCATTTCTTTTTCCATTATTTGTTTCTTACACATAAAAGGGTTTGTATTCGTGCCTTCAATCAGGTTCAATTCTTCACCGATGTTTCCAGCTCCGCATCTTAAACTCGGCCCCGAAGTAAAGATACGGTTGTTTAGCTGTATTCTACATTTGTCGTGCGTCAAACCGTCAGGATTATTGCGGAGCATAGAATCGTTATCTATTAGACAATCGTCCGCTAAACCGTATCCTGGGCGACCACGTAAATTGGGGTGTTCCAAATATCCTTCCGTCATCCTTACGTTGGGGTTTTCACAGGTTACGAAGTTATTTGGGAGCAGATTATAGTCGGCAATCTTGTTATTATGTAGCTCTTTGGCGGTTTTCCAACAATCGTCCGAGCAAATACTTGTTGATGTATCAAACCAATTATTATTCATTATCTATTTGTAAATAATAAATAAAAAAATTATAATTTATCCTTAATATAACCCCCCCTCCTATAGCTTCAAAGACTTGCCAGCTCTAGGTCTTTACTTACTCCGATGGTTTCACTGCTTACTAGCAAGTCTCTTTTAATATTGAACTGTATGGTATCGTATTCTTGTATATATTTCTTATCTAGCTTGTGATTCTTATATTCTCGTATATTCCAATCATTATTATTAATACTAACTCCGATAGTTTCATTAATTCGATCATCTACCTTACATATCCTATTAAAGGATTCCTTAAGTTCGCTTGTCTCGTTGTCAGCCTTACAGTCAGCCTCGTTCCTGTCACTAATCGCTTTTATACTAGCTTCGTTCCTTACATTCATAGCCTTGTAATGTAGTATATTTTCTATACCTTTTTCATCCTTGTCATAGTCCTTGTATTCTAGTTCGCTCCTAGAAGTCCCATCACACGTTTCAATATTATAGGTAATCGTAGTGGATTTCTTCATTTGTATTATTATATTTATTTAATATTTATATCAAATATATTAGTAGTAAATAGTATTTCCAACAAAATACAATGAGTAGTCCTGAACTTATTCGCCCTGTATATTCTCCGGCATCTCCAAGTAGTTCTTTGTCTCAATCTGCGAAGCGTTCTCCGCCACCAGCTGCCAGATTAATACCAAGGTTAAATACCGATTTGTCACAATACGACGCCTTATTGCCGCAAAAACACGGATATCCTTTAGATATTGTAGCAATATTTTATATTACAAACATATATGATCTACTCTATAGTTTTACACATAATATCCTCATAATATTACAAAAGGTCAATAATGCTGTCTATATAGACCCTAAAATATTTAAGAAGAAGGCGATAGATGACCTACTGTCTTTGCGAACAAAAATATTAAGGGAACAATATCAATATACAACGTTGAAAGGAACCACCATAAATATTAAGGGTAATTATGACCTTATTGCCTTTTTATTAGAAAAGAAGGGTGTTGATAGGTACAGGATTGGAACACTATACAGCCATTTACGAATCTTCTTAAAACAAAAGTATAAAAAGATGAGTCAAAAAGATAGAGAGGCGCAAATAGATTATCTAAATAATTACATCACTTTTATTGATACGGACGCAGAATTGAATGAATATATACAGCAATATATAGTGAAAAACAAAGCGCAAACGCTTATAATAGCATTGTTTAAAGACATAGATGCTTTTGCGATTAACAATAAATTAGAATCTATATACAAAAAAATCCTCAAGGTCATAGAAATACTTGACGATATATGGATAGATGAGAAAGCCAAAGAGAGGTTTATAAAGTATATTCTAAAAACACAAAATATTGTTAGAAGTTTTGGAGGCGCCATAGGTGGCGTAGGCAACGGTACCTTAAACAAGGTAAGTCAGTTATTTAAACGAACAAATCGTATAGGGGTAGAACCTGAAAATAACTTTCATATAAATAGATATAAACGAGCAAATGCCGATAATCTTCAAAATATATACGATTTTGTCTCTTTGCTCCTCAAATATATTTACGAAATTGATAAAAAGATGCTAAAAAAGTATATGAATATGATAAATAAACTTAAAAAAGAATATCACTTTTTATATGACGTCTCGCCCCAACCCCATTTCGCACTAGATGAAGCGGACATGAATATGAAAGCAAGGTTAGACAAAAATGTTAATATGTATATGAAAGATAAGATAGAGACTTGTATAGAAAATATGAGTGTTCGTCTCAAAATTGTAAATAATAACTTATATGAACTAGTCTAGGCTA